TATTCAAGAGGAACAAGAATGTGTTGGTGGTCGCGGTGTTGCGCAACAAATTTGCGTCGTGCGATATGTACCAAAAGCAAAGTGTTTAGTCTGGGAATGGCCAGAAGGAAGACCCGAAAATGGATCCGATACAAGTTTGGAATGAGCTGGGATATATCGATGGTATTATGTTTACCATCTGGTTAGGTATCCTGTACTATGGGAAATGCTGGATTGACAGCAGATTTAAGGATTGATATGCGAGGAAAGCATGTAGTCAAGCGCCGACGCGAAGGCGCACTCGATCGTCTTCAGGCGTCAACGTTCTTTGAGAAGAACGGACGCACTGAACAACAGTGGCAGAAGCGTAAGGACAAGGAGATCGAGAGACTTGAGATCGCACTTGGTCTGAAGCAACCTGCCAAGAAGAAGCGAGAAGAAATCACTCTCGACTAATGAATAGTCCTGAGATGACTCTAAACTCACTCTGGTCGTTACGCCCGTCACCTGAGTATGTGGAAAACTGCTCTTTTATTATTGCGGAGATTAGCTCAGCTTGGTAGAGCACTGCATTTGGGATGCAGGGGCCGTTGGTTCGAATCCAGCATCTCCGACCAGTTGAGGAAATGTTATGATACATGAGTGGAAGATTTTTTATAAAGGTATGCAAGTAGGTCTAACCTACTCAATGACAGAGTACGGCGCACGAGAACGGTGGTACAATAACCAGAGTTCGAGTGCATCTAAATATTCCGGTCTGAACTTCTCAGACATCTTTGCAAAAAGGGTCTGATTCCCCTTTACAAATAACTGAATCAGTGGTGCCCAGTTGAGGCGGGGGAGGAAACTCCCCCTTTTTATTTTAAAAATAGGTGGGCTGGCTGAGTGGTCGAAAGCGGCGGTCTTGAAAACCGTTGAACCGAGAGGTTCCGTAGGTTCGAATCCTACGCCCACCGCCACAATTTGTATAAATAAATACATCTATCACCAACAGACTGTATTACAATGAAATCTTTTAAAACATTCTTAGACGAAGGTGTCAACGATCCAGCAATCTTCAAGGCGATCTTTCTTGCGGGTGGGCCAGGCTCTGGTAAGTCATTCATCGTCGGCAAAACTGGTTTGACTTCTATGGGTTACAAGGTCGTTAACTCTGACGACGCATTTGAAGCTGCTATGAAGAAAGTTGATATGGATATGACTCCGGACAATATCTTCTCACCGAAGGGTCAAGAACTTCGTGGCAAGGCAAAGAAACTAACCGGCAAGAAAGAAGAACGATATCTGAAAGGCCGTCTTGGTCTTGTCGTAGACGGTACTGGTAAAGATCCAGACAAAATCGCAGCGCAGGCACAAAAGGTTAAAGATCTAGGTTACGATGTTGCAATGATATTCGTCAATACAGATCTTGACACTGCAATTAACCGTGATGCAAAACGAGCTCGTACACTAGGTGCGAAGGGTGTTACTGAATACTGGAAAGCGGTTCAACGCAATGTTGGTAAGTTCCAGCGTATGTTCGGTAAAGAGAACTTCTTGGTAGTTGATAACTCAGAAGGCAAGAACTACGAAAAAGAAACACTGACTGCATATCGTGATGCAAAGAAGTTTACGGATAAACCTGTTGGTGCGAAGGCGAAACGTTGGATTGAAGTAGAGAAGCAAGCAATCAAGCGCGTCAAAAAAAGATAACTATTCACACTTGACACCTGTCTATAAACTGTAGTATACTTACTCTCGTAACTTGAAATAGAGTATTGAGAGGACTCTTATATTATGAAGAAACTACTAACTGTAGCTGTGTCTACGGCACTCCTGAGTGCATGTTCTGGCGGAGCAGATAACGCATCCGCCCCCGACCCTGTGGTCGTAACTCCCCCAACCGTAACCCCTGTTGATCCTGCAGTCGAGGCACGTGACAATCTACTCACGTTACTTGACTCAACATCAACGACAGGTTCATACGAAGAATACATCCTGCCCGACAGCGATGACTTCGACAACATTCCGCAAGATCCAAGCAACCCTATTACTGCAGAGAAAGTTGCGCTCGGTCAGTTAGTCTATCATGAGACTGGCATCACCGATGGCAATATCTCTGGCATGGACGGGACATTCTCGTGCGCATCATGTCACAACGCACAGAACGGATTCAAGTCTGGTATTCGTCAGGGTATTGGTGAAGGTGGTATCGGTTTTGATCATCGTATGATTGCTGAGGGTGTCAATCCCGAAGACATCGATGTGCAACCCGTCACATCACCCACTGTACTCAACACGGCATTCCAAGAAGTAATGTTGTGGAATGGTCAGTTCGGTAATGTCATAGGTGGTGTTGTCAATGTCGGCATTGACGAAGATCGTCACTTCACAGAAGGCACTCCCAAAGAAGCAAATCTGCGTAACTTCGCTGGTCTAGAGACACAAGCAGTTGCGGGTCTAGGTGTGCATCGTATGGGCGACACCGATAATTCTATTCTGCGCACCAACGAAACTTATCGTGAGATGTATGAAGCTGCGTACGGTGTTGCAGAACCCGACGATATGTTAGAGGCAACTGCACTTGCGATTGCCGCATACGAACGAACCATTCTTGCGAACCAAGCACCCTTCCAAGCATACTTGAAAGGCGACGAAACTGCGATGACTGAATCTGAAGTCGCTGGTGCAGAAGTGTTCTTCGGTAAGGGTAACTGTTATGCTTGTCATAACGGACCTGCGTTGTCGTCTCCGGTTGGTGCCATGGCAGACGAAGTGTTCATGACTGTCGGTTTCCACGATCTAGACATCTGGGAAGACACGGTCGGTGAAGTCAACGATGCGACTAGAGAGGGTCGCGGCGGATTCACTGGCGACGAACTTGACCGATTCAAGTTCAAAGTTCCACCTCTTTACAACCTTATAGATACTACTGTATTCGGTCACGGTGCGTCATTCTCTAGTGTAGAAGATGTCGTGCGATACAAGGTGGCTGCGGTTCCACAACACCCACAAGTGGAAACGTATGACCTTGACTATCGGTTCACTCCGTTAGACTTGACCGAAGACGAGATCACAAACCTTGTTGCTTTTCTTGAGAACAGTTTGTATGATCCAGAGTTGATGCGATATGTGCCAGAGTCGTTACCAAGCGGCAACTGTCCTGTCAACAATGATGAGGTGTCACGCCAAGAACTTGGGTGTGACTGAAGTATAAATAGGAACTATAGGGGCTATAGCTCAGTTGGGAGAGCGCTTGATTTGCATTCAAGAGGTCGTGGGTTCGACTCCCTCTAGCTCCACCAGTTCCCCCACACAGTACGGTAGTTTGACATAAGAGTGAATTTTGCGCACGGGCGCACTGATAAGATCTGCAGATCTCTCAATACGTGCATGTAAAAATGCCAAGCAGAGTTATATCAAGTTTCACCTATACCAAATATGTCTTTAGAACGCCGTACTTGTGGGGATCTTTTGCTATTGACAAGTGATCTTTTTTATGTTAGAATTCTTATTATATTTCTTCGCAACGATTGGCGTTATCACATTCGCTAGTCTAGTCTTTTTTTCATATCTTGTGAAAAGAGAACGAAGATCCATTGATGAAAGTGACTTGGACAACTATAGATAATGTTTGAACATGTGCCTGTCGAGTTGACAGAAATGAAAACGGAGAACCGCAATGGTCGCCGTGAGTATAAAACGCCCGAAGGAATTAATCTTCCTTCTATAACCACCGTACTCTCTATCCTATCACGCGAGTCTATCGCAAAGTGGCGTAAAAAGGTCGGTAACGAAGAAGCAAACCGTATCTCTCACCGTGCATCTACACGCGGTACTGCAGTTCACGCGATCATTGAGAAATACATCAACAATGAAGAGAATTTTAAAGATGGATACACTCCAGATATTATTGGCAGTTTTCTTGATCTCAAACCCATTCTTGATGGCCGCATTGGCAGAGTATATGCACAGGAAGCACCACTCTACTCAAACCATCTGGGTGTCGCTGGTCGTGTGGACTGTGTCGCTGATTTTGATGGTAAATTGTCTATCATTGATTTTAAGACCTCAATGAAACCCAAGCGGAAGGATTGGATCACCAATTACTTCATGCAAGAATCCGCCTACGCAATCATGTGGGAAGAACGCACAGGTCGTCCCATTACTCAGCTCGTCACCATTATCTCTGTAGATAACCACGATCCGCAGATTTTTGTCGAACACAGAGATACATGGGTAAGACCTCTTCGCGAAACTATCGCAAAATATAACGCAGAAAACGCCGAAAATCCCCTTGACATATAAATAGTGTCTGTTATACTCAATAAAGAGTAAGAGGATCACTAAGTGGCAAATTTTAACGGAGACGACGGTAAGTTCGATAAAGGATACCTTGACATGATTGTCAGGGACATTGAAGCGGGCAAGAAAATAAAATTTGGTGATGGTGAGTCTCAGAAAATAAATGTTACTGACGACATAAAGGCATTTATAAAAGCGGTAAAAGAAAGGAACGAGAGAAATTTAAATAAGGCGATGCGTGTAGGCACCACTGTCAAATTCTCTCCTATTTTCAACGGATACCCTTGGACAAAAATTGATAAATCACCATACAGTGGTCAAGGTGGTTCTGGGGCCGGTGCTAAGATCACTGCATTGGGTGAATGTTTTCAGGCATATATGTGCGCTGCAAGACAGAAGAAGGGCAGTGACTTAAACAGTTGGTTAGAAGGGTTGGATCTGCTGGACAGCACTACCATATCAACTTATACTGATTGTGATAGAACTTTAAAACAATGTCTTGCCGATCTAGATGAGGATTGGAAAAATTCTGGATGCGTCGTAGCTAATAAGATTTTTAAAAGATTGGATGCTGTTAAGTATGTGTTTCATCGGGGCGGTCGTACTGTCGGCAAGATAGAAGACACTTATAAAAAACTGAAGAAAACTGCGGGCATCACATTCGACGTGAACAAATGGAACCCTGCTGATATATGGGTAATGAAAAAATCTTTCACTCTTGACACTAACCATGATACTCTAGATGAGTTCAACGAATATATTCTAAAGGAACATAGAAGCAATAACTTGTTAGGAATCTCTCTCAAGAAACTTGATTCTGGTGCAACCTCATGTACCGAAGAAGTATTCAACGATGGAACGCCCAGACCAAAGGCGACATTTCTCAGGCACGCTGTTTCTGGTATCGGTAAGAACTCTGATTGGTTAACTTCGTATCGAAAGGCAGGTGATGCAAGTAAAGACGTATACTTCACCTACAGAGTCGGTAGAAAAGAAGTCAATATGCAGATCCGAACATTCGATAGTGGAATGACAGGATGGCAGGGAGAGATTAAAGGAAAATCTGCCGCTGGGGGAAAAATCGGTGGCGGCAATCTTCAATCAGCCATGGTTCTCGCCGGAATACCAGAGAGAAAATTTAAAAATCAAAGTGAGTTTAAAAGATTATCTAAGATAGACAATAAGTCTACGATTGCAGAATTCACTAAGATGTACAATGAACTCTCTGACTCTACTATGACAGAAGACGAAATGTCTTTGTTCTTACAAGACTACACGAATAACTGGTTGTACAGTAAATACTTATCGATGCAATTCATATACTTACTAGTGACGGAAAGAAAGGCTGACGAAGTCGTCTCTATGGTTGTTAGTATTGCCGAGTCTGCAACACCTAAATCATCCATCTTTATAAAGTATAGTTAACATGGAAAATTTCAGTAACTTCATCACAGAACAGAAGAACACTCACATGACTCACATCGAGGACAAGGTCCTGTATGGTGGAGTTGACGGTACACGTCAGGCGATCAATGCACTGCGTGGTCTACGGGACATGTTGGCGGGATCTGGTGGTGGTCGCGTATCGGTCAAGTGGGACGGTGCGCCTGCTATCTTCGCTGGACAAGATCCACGTGACGGTCAGTTCTTTGTCGCGAAGAAAGGCATCTTCAATAAGAACCCAAAGGTCTACAAGACCGACGCGGATATCGATGCAGACACCAAGGGTGATCTTAACACTAAACTCAAGGCTGCACTCAAGTATCTCCCCGACCTAAACATCAAGGGTGTCGTTCAGGGAGACTTCCTATTCAGTCGCGCAGATCTACAAGGTAAAAAGATCGGTGGTCAGAAGTATGTCGTCTTTCACCCGAACACAATCGCGTATGCAGTGCCGTGGGATCAGGCGGCAGACATTCGTGCAGCGAAAATCGGAATCGTCTGGCACACAACCTACACGGGCGATTCTTTTGAAAACATGACTGCATCTTACGGTGTGGATGTCTCCAAGTTTCGCAAGTCTCGCAATGTATGGTCACAGGACGCGATGCTTCGCGACGTGACTAACGCAACGATGAGTGAAAGTGAGACAACCGAAGTAAATGGTTTGTTGACGCAGATCGGTCGTTTGTTCCGACAAACCTCTTCGTCTACACTAAAATCTGTTGGTGATAATCCTAAGTTTGCACAGGCGATCGAAACATACAACAACACATTCGTTCGTGCGGGTACGCTGATACCAGACTCTAAAAAACATGTTGAAGGCCTCATTAAACATCGTCAAGCATACTATAAGAAAGAGATAGATAGTAAGAAGTCTCAACGTGGTAAGGACGCTTGGGTCGCTAAGATGAAGGACGAAATGGACTTTTTCTCTGCAACTAACAGGGCAAACCTCATAAAAATGTTTGAGTTACAACGATTAATTGTATTAGTGAAATTAAAACTTATAAATAGTTTGGACAAATTAAAATCAATTGATACTTTCGTAAAAACTTCGAATGGTTACAAAGTGACTGGCGAAGAAGGATATGTTGCAATTGATACACTTGGTGGTGACGCGGTGAAATTGGTTGATCGTATGGAGTTCTCCTACAACAACTTTTCATCTGATATATTAAAGGGTTGGGATTCGGCCCGTAGATAATATGGAATAAACCAATAAAGGATTAGGTAGTTATGCTATCATTTAAGCAGTTCGTGAGTGAAGTGTTAGACGCAACTCAGCGCCGTAAACTCGCGATGAAAATGAAGAAGAATAAAACTCGCATTGCAATGGGTCGCAAACGCGCAGAACGTAAGATGGCCTCAAAAGAGGTTCTTCAGAAACGTGCACGTCGTCAAGCAAGAAAGGCGATGATTTCGAAGATCACCAAAGGTCAAGACAAAGGTGATATGTCGATTGCACGTAAGAAGGAGATCGAGAAGCGTTTAGAGAGACCAGCAGTGCAAGCAAGAATAGACCGTCAGTCACGCAAGTTGATGAAAACGGTTCGTCGCCAAGAGATAGATAGAAAGAGAGCTAGACGACAAGGCGGCGCAGAGAAGTGATTAAGAATTTTAGTCAGTACCTCGTGGAGGAAGAACGCGAGGTCTACTTTACATTCGGACGTATGAATCCACCTACCATCGGACATGGTAAGGTGATGGATACGTTAGCTCAAAAGTCAGGCAAAGCCGACTATAAAGTCTTCGTGTCACAATCTCAAGACGCGAAAAAGAATCCCCTGTCGTATACCGACAAAATCAAACACACACGTAAGATGTTTCCAAAACATGCACGGAACGTCATGGTTGATAAGACTGTGAAAACAGCGATCAACGCAATGGTCACATTGTACAATCAAGGTTACAAGTCAGTTACTATGGTTGTCGGTGCAGACCGTATTACAGAATTCGAAGTCCTGTTGAACAAGTACAACGGACAAAAAGCAAGACATGGTTTTTACAATTTTAAGAGTATTAAAGTAGTATCTGCAGGTGAGAGAGATCCAGACGCTAGCGGCGTAGAGGGTATGTCTGCCTCCAAACAACGAGAGAACGCACAGAAAAATGATTTTGTTTCATTCTCTCAAGGTGTTCCTAAGTCCATGTCAAATCCCGACACACGCAAATTGTTTAATGATGTGCGTAAGGGTATGGGACTCAAGGAAGCCAACGAATTCCGTAATCATCTAGAACTAGAAACAGTATCAGAAACTCGTGAACAGTATGTTTCGGGTGAACTGTTTGAAGTTGGTGATACGGTAGTTATTAAAGAATCTGAAGAGATCGCTACCGTATCCGTTCTAGGTGCGAACTATGTTATCGTAGAAACATCTGACGGTAAGAAAATGCGCAAGTGGTTGGATGCAGTTGAGCCAATCGTAGAAGACGTATCGCAACGTCAAATTGATGACCTAGAGAAGTTCGGTGATCGTTTGTTGAAGAAGTTCGACATCGACATCGAGTTCACCCGTCATTTTGCAGATCGCATGAACGACAAGCGTAATGACCCAGAGATCAAGGTCGCAGAGATTCAGCGCTTGTTCAAGAAGATTGCAAAGAACAAGGGCAAAGACATTAAGAAACACGGAGATGCGGAGGCGGTCCTCAAGGACATGCAGTCAGATCTGAATCTTCCGATTGTCGTGAACTACAAGAACGGTGAGTTCGAAGTAGTCAACAAGACCATCATGCGCAAGAAAGGGTTCAAGACAACGAGTCCAGAGATCAAGTACGAGAGTGTACAAGATCCAGACATCAAAGATCGTGAGGGTACACAACCAGCACGATACCACAAAGGTCTTGCGAAGTCAACCAAGGCAAAACGTGACGCCCACTTCAAGAAGCATGGCAAGAAGGCAGACGACGATTCATCTGCATACAAACCAGCGCCAGGCGACAAAGACGCCAAGACTAAACCATCCAAGTACACCAAGTCGTTCAAAGATATGTATGACGAAGATTGTTGGGATGGTTACAAGCAAGTCGGTATGAAAAAGAAGGGTGGTAAGATGGTCCCTAACTGTGTCGCAGAAGAC